GCCTGGTGCGACGAGATCGCCACCTGGCGCTACCCCGAGGCCTGGGACATGCTGATGTTCGGGCTTCGTCTCGGCAATGATCCGCGCGTCGTCGTCACCACGACACCAAGGCCGGTTCGGATCATCCGCGAGCTGCTCGCCGACCCGACAACCGTCGTGGTCCGCGGTTCGACTTACGCAAACCGGCACAATCTAGCACCAGCCTTTCTGCAACAGATCATCCGCAAGTACGAGGGCACGCGGCTCGGCCGCCAGGAGCTCGAGGCCGAAGTCCTTGACGACGTGCCTGGCGCCTTGTGGAACCGCGAGCGGCTCGAGCAATTGCGCTGGCCGCTCTACAAACCCTTGCCCGAGTTGGTGCGCATTGTCGTCGCGATCGACCCGGCGGCCACCAGCGGTGAGGACGCCGACGAAACCGGCATTATCCTCGCCGGCAAAGATGCAGCCGGTAACGGTTATGTGCTGGGCGACTATTCGGGGCACTACACGCCGACCGAGTGGGCCCGCAAGGCGATCACGCTCTATCGCGAGCACCAGGCTGACCGGATTGTCGCCGAGGTCAACAATGGCGGCGAGATGGTCGAGGCGACACTGCGCATGGTCGACCGGAATGTCCCGTTTACTGCAGTGCACGCGACGCGCGGCAAGGTGATCCGCGCCGAGCCGGTCGCGGCGCTTTACGAACAGGATCCCGGCCGCGTCAGGCATGTCGGGGCGTTCCCGACGCTCGAAGACCAGATGTGCGCGTTCACGACAGATTTTGATCGCGCCACTGCGGGATTTTCGCCGGATCGTGTCGACGCGCTGGTGTGGGCCTTCACCAACTTGCTCGTCGAGGCGATGGCCGGCGAAGGGATTTACGAATTGTACCGTCAGCAGGCAGCGAACGCGGAAGCGGCCAAAGTCGTAAAGCCGCCGGCGCCGACACCGCAGCCGGGATCGATGGAGTGGTTCCAGATGATCCAAAACAGCAAGACCGAGTGAGGCGCCATGCCGAGCGGCGGAGTGCAAACCTCTTTGGTCGGAATGGTCAGCTCGCTAATGGCGCCATTTCGCCGTCAGACACCGGGCAAGGGCGCGCCCATCTATAGCTATGCCTGGAGTCAGAACACCGGCGGCGGCAATGGCCGGGCACAAGACATCACGCAGTTTGCGCCAGTCTTTCAGCCATCTGGCGGGTTGTTTGCACCGGGCTATCCACTGGTGCCGACCGATTACGAGCGCACTCGCCGGTACAACTTTCCCGTCGGCATCAACTACATCTACACGCCGAGGAGCTTTGAGCCGATCGGCTTTGCCGAGCTCAAGGCATTGGCCAATGACGACATCACCCGGCTGTGCATTGAGACCCGCAAGGATCAGGTCGAAAAGCTGGGGTGGGCGATCAAGTCGCGCGACGAGGACGCCCCAAAGAAGTCCGGCACCGACAAGCGCATCCAGCAGCTTACCGAATTCTGGGAATATCCGGACGGGATCACACCGTTCGGAACCTGGTTGCGGCAGTTGACCGACCAGGTGCTGGTCACCGATGCGCCGGCGCTCGAGCCGCGGCTCAACCGCGGCGGCGACATCATCGGGCTCGACATCATCGATGGCGCCACGATCAAGGTGCTGATCGACGACACCGGGCGCCGCCCGCGACCGCCGGCCCCGGCGTTTGAGCAGATCATTCACGGCCGCCCGTGGGTGATGCTCGAAGACGGCACGCGCGCCAACACCGAAGAAGGCGAGGTCGTCGGCCAGTTCACCGACCAACAGCTGATCTACTTCCCGCGCAACCCGCGCCCCGATCACCTCTACGGGTTCAGCCCGGTCGAGCAGATCGTGCTGACGATCAATACCTCGATCCGCCGCAGCATCATGCAGTTGCAGCATTTCACCGCAGGCAACATTCCGGCCGGCATGGTCAATGCGCCCGACGGCTGGACCGGCGAGCAGATCGCGCATTTTCAGGACTGGTTTGACAGCAAGCTCGCAGGCAACACCGCCGAGCGCACCAAGCTGCTCTGGGGTCCCCAGGGTGCCAAGTACCAGTCAATCAAGGAACCGCCGCTCAAGGACGATTTCGACGAGTGGCGCGCGCGGGTGATTTGTTTCGCCTTCTCGCTGCCGCCGACCGCGTTCACCCGCCAGGTCAACCGGGCGACCGCTGAGACCGCACAGGAAGCCGCCCTCGAGGAAGGGCTGGCGCCGCTGATGACCTGGGTCAAGCGGCTGATCGACGGGGTCATCCAGCGCCGCATGGGCCATCCCGACCTCGAATTCGCCTGGGCCGACGTCAAGCCGATCGACCCGACCGACCAAGCCAACATGCTGGTCGAGCTGTTCGGCGCCGGGCTCAACACGCTCAACGAGGCGCGCGACCAGCTGGGTTTGGATCCGGTCGAGGGCGGCGACGAGATCATGTTTAAGACCGCCACCGGTCCGGTCACCCTCGACAGCATCATCAACCCGCCCGAGCCGCCGCCGATGCTTGTCCCAGGCGGTGCCCCAGGCGGTGTCCCAGGCCAAAACCCGGCAAAACCGCCAAATCCGCGAGCGCGCGGCCAAACTCAACCGGGTGAAAAACCGCCGGCGAGGGGCAAACCGGGGCAGAAACCGGAGAAGCCCGAGGGCGGGGCCGCACCAGGTGGTAAACCGAACGGCAAACAGCAGCCGAAGGCCGGCACGAAGAAAGTCGGCGCCGATGACCTCCACCCGGTCGATGCCGAGCAGCTCGCCAAGCGCACGCGACCGGGCTACCTGACCGCGGCCGCCGCCCAGATGCAGCGCGATTTCGAGGCGTTTCTGAAGGCCGAGCCGGCGCGGATCGCCGCCGATATCGGCGACCTGCTGCGCCGCGAGTAACCCCGGTGCTGATCGAGGCGCTTGGCGAGGCCAGGCTCGCCAAGGCCGGCACGATTAGCCAGGACGAGGCCGATTACACCGACGACGGTCCGGTCGAGGCCGAGCGTTGCCGCCATTGCACGATGTTTCGTGCGCCCGATAGCTGCACCCTGGTCAAAGGCGACATCCATCCCGACGGCCACTGCCGGTTGTTCGAAGCCAAGGACGAGGAGCAGCAGCCGCCCGATCACCACGATCAAGCGCTCGCCCTGGCGGTCGCGATGGCATTGCGGCGGATCGACTTCGGCCGCTGGACCGCACTGGTTGTCCCGACGCAGACCGCGCTTGCCGATGTGTCCAGCCAAACCGTCGAGGACACTCTCGCCGATCTCGGCGCCGAGCCGCTCGAGGGCGATGCGGCCGAGGAGATGTCGTCCTGGGTCGCCGATTTTGCCCGCAATCGGGCAGCGGAGCTGGTCGGGCGCAGATGGGTCGGCGAGGAACTCGTCGAGGACGCGACCGCCGAACAGGCGATCACCCGCTCGACCAGCGAGATGATCCGCGATGCGGTGGCGCGGGCGCTCAAGGAGAAACTGAGCTCGGCGGAGTTCATCAAGCTGCTGGCGTCGAGCGAGGCGTTCACGCCGGAGCGGGCCTGGCGCATTGCCGATTACGAGACGACCAGCGCCGCGTGGCAGGCGACATTGCAGGCGTTCAGGGCCAGCAACCGCGTCGAGGCCGCGACCTGGAGAACCATGCAGGACCCCGACGTCTCCGCGGACTGCGAGGAGAACGCAGCCGTCGGCGAGGTGCCATTGGGCCAGGCCTTCCCGTCGGGCCACCACGCACCACCGGCACACCCCAATTGCCGCTGTTGGCTCGAACCGGTGCTGATCGAGCCAGTGGACAAAGCCAGTAGTCACGTCGATCCCGCCAACGCCAGCCCGGTCGAGATGCCGCTGGCCGACGACGTTACGGAAGCCAACGTTCAGCATGCGGCTTGGCAGATTATTCGTGACGCGATCGCGCGCGGCGAGGCGCCTAAGACGCGCAGCCGCACGGTGGCGATGAGCGACCTGGTTGCGACCCAGCGGGTGGTCGACGAGGAGCGGGTCGACGACGACGCCGCCTACTATCGCGAGCACGACCACAGCCAGTGGGAACCGCTGGTTCTCGCATGGGATGGCAAGTTCTACGTGCTGGCGGGGCATCACCACACCGAGGGGGCGCTCGAAACCGGTGCGACCGAGATGCGGGTGAGCGAGCTCTACCGCAAAGCCGACGACTGAGCGAGCGGGTCCTAGACCGCCCCAGGCCGCCTTGAGCGGCCTTTTTCATTTTCGGAGTGACGAATGTCGACTTTGTATATCACCGAGCTCAGCTCGCTCGGCGTCGATGCCAGCGGCCAAAACATCCTGGCGCCCGTCATGCCGCCGGCGGCCGAGCAGACCGTCACTATCAGCGGCTCCACGACGCCTAGTGCAGCCTTTGGCGGCAGCACCCGGTTTCTGCAGATCCACACCGACGCGATCTGCTCGATCGCCTTTGGCACGAACCCGACAGCCACCACCGCCAACCAGCGGATGGCGGCCAACGAGACGCGCTTTTACACCGTGACGCCGACCATGAAGGTCGCCGTCATCACCAATAGCTGATGTCGTGACGACCTTAGATCCGACGAATTTCGCTGTCGGGCTGACGCTGAGCGGCGGCAACCA